TCTCTTTCTGTGCCAACTTCTGCGCTTTCTCCAAGTCTATATCAACCGCAGCGGCCACATTTGAATAGGCCAGGCCCGCCCTTACCATCAGTATCTCGATATCCGTGTTCTTGTAATAGGCATGAGACAGCAATCGATTCTGTGAATCCCATTTGATTGCATCGACTGCAATGTTTTTACCCTCGATCAAATGCTGAAGAAACTTCTTGGATTCTTTTCCCCATGCCTGTGGTTCAATAGGTGCCGTTACATTAGCAAGCCTGACCGTCTGCTTTCCCTTGTCCCCGGATACCTCAAAAGTATCCCCACTCAAAACCCTCACGCATTTTGTCGAAAACAGATTGGTTACGAATACTGTGGGCGACTTAACCTCAGGCGCAACAGGGATAACCTCAGACATATTTTTGGGATAAATGCCCCCAAGTGCCGATGTTGCCATAAACACGCTTAGGATTGCTCCTGTGAAGCTTAGTCTCATGCCTTCCTCCGTTCTTTACCATCCCACTTATATTTTGAGGCATCACGCACTGAAGTTAAAAGCTCACCAGCCACATAATCCAATTTATTCGTGAGGACATTGATTGATTCCCTCGTTAATTCTCGTGTGGCCTTGGTTTCATCTGTGTAATTATGTAGCCATAAGCGATATTCCTCGACCATTTTTATGACTTTGTGCATCGTGGGGCAACGTTCTATAGGACAGTTTTTCCAGTGTTCCTCTGAAGCTGTTAAGGCTGATTCCTCTTGGTGTTTTCTCGTTAAAGCTGTATGATTAATTTCATATATTTTAAACTCTTCTCGAAACTTATCAATTAGATGTTTTAGGGAGTCCAGATTCCCGCTGCTATTCTCAATTTCTACTTCCAATAACAACAATATTTGATCCCATTTGCCCAACAAGACACCAGCCGCTATCCACCGTTTACGGATATAATGCCAAACAATATAGAAGATCACCAACAGTGACAGTATCAACGCAGTTATAACTATGCCATGCTCTCCCATAAATGAAAGTGCATCAAAGATCATTACACAAATCCCTTGCGGATAGCTTCCAAGGCTGCATTAATCAAAGTGTTCAGCATGTTGGTTTCAATATCAGGATAGTCCTGTGCCAGTTGCATTCGCACATAACGGAATTTCTCTGCGCTATCAAGATCATCATCAGCCGCAGCCATCTTAACCAACTCAAAGGCTGCTGCCACACTGCCTGGAGGAAGTGCTGCCATAGTCACCCCCACAGCCTGAATGATCCCGGTAGCAATGGGGTTGCCTTTAACCTGGAAGATTAGGCCGATTAACCAAGAGATAAATGCCCACATGATTCCTCCTATTACAACCCTTTGTTTTCTTTTGAATTTACCGCTCTCATTAGCAAAACCCATTTGTGCCATATAAAATACTGGGGGTATATCTCTGGTCCCCTCTAAAATAAGGTCCAGTTGGATAAGGGTATGGGTTAGTATAGGGCATTGGAATCACTGGACTGGAAGATGGTTTCCTCTCTATTTCATATATAATCACTGGCCCATCCTGTGCTGCCGTTAATTTTGTAACGAGTTTTCGCAAGAACCTTACCTCTGCTTCAAGTGCCTCTATTTTTTCGTTCATTATATCATCCTCCTATGATGCCAATACTGCCTCAACTTCTTCAACAGTAAATCCAATTCTGAGCAACTTACAATGCTCATCCAACTTCAATTCCTGTTGAATTGTTATGGGTTCCTGAAATTCCATATCTTGTGATTGAATCAACCTATGAGTGTCGTCAGTAATTCCTTCGCCAGTTAGCTCCACATTATCCCAGATTAGCCTGTCATCGTATAACTCCTCAAAGTAATGTCGCCAGTTATCTAAATGTTCTCGAACATATTCGTAATCATACTTAGTATTTAAATGTTTAGGATCGCCTATCATACTAAAACCCTCCTATATTCTTTTCCCGGTGTTGATAACATCCGCTGCTCAGACCATTCTCTATAATACCTATGATATAATATTCCTGATTTAATATTGAGTTTGTCTGCCCAATGAATCAAAGTATCTGTAATTCCATTATAGGAAAGAAAAATATTTGATCTCATGTTATTCTGTTGTTCTTTTCGAGTTACCCATCTACAATTCTCAGGGGTGTAATCCCCATTATTGTCTTTCCTATCTAAAGTCATGTCTTCAGGGCAATCACCCATGTCATTATAAAAGTTTTCAAATTTTAACCAATGCTCACAAACCTTTATTCCTCTTCCTCCATAATCTTTATATTGTTTAATTTTAGGGTTATTACATCTCTCTATCATATGATGCCAACAATTATACTCTCTACTTATTAGTCCATTTTGGGTTTGCCCATGCGTAGTATTAGCTCTAGTTGTTTGTTCTTTCTGAAGGCACCCACAAGATTTTGTGTTCCCATTTTTCAAACTACTGCCCCGAACTTCTTTAGTCTTTCCACAATCACAAAGGCAGTTCCAAATTGGATATTGATTTTGTTTAAAAGCAAACTCTTTCACTTCTAACCTACCAAACTTTTGCCCTGTTAAATCTTCCATCGCCACACTCCTTATTGTGTTGTCCTTAGTAGTTTATAATGGGCAGGTAGCTAAGGTTTCTACTTTTCGGTTCCGGTAACCTAGCCCATTAAATTATTAGCACCGTTTATTACTCAGCGCGCGACTACCGATATCCGCATTCGCAAACCACGCCCAAGTACTCAAAATACGCGCCCGCGACCCACACTTAGCACCAAAAGTCCAACCACCACCGGCAATCAGCTTATAAAAACCATAAGTTCCTTGGGAATTAACTTGACCTCTGGTTCCTGTTACATCTTTCCATCCAAATGCTACTCCTGTAGCATAATCAGCACCTTGGACTGGAGTAAGAGAATCATTTAACCATTGCCAAAGAGCACCGGCACAATCTTCACAACCAATGTTGGAAATCATTCTTCTACCTGCGGTATCTGAATGTCCTGTGGTAGTCACTGGATCAGCACTTGCAGTAATATTAGTAGCTTCATTGGAACCTGTTGCAATATACGTAAACTCATGATCGAACAAGAGACGTTTGTTTACCAACGCACAATCATCTACAAAAGCATACTGAGATCTTGTATCTGATATTGTAGCACCATTAACTGAAGCAGTTGAAACACCAGTACCTGAGATAAGATATATGTCTACCCAAGCTGAAATACCAGAAGCATATACCATACCTTCGTTACCAGATTCTGCCCGAAACTTTAAATCCCATACTGAAAGCGGAAGCACATCTCCAGCTAAATAACCAGTCAGAGTATGCCCAGAAATAGTACCAACTGCAACACATAAACAATGGAAACCTCCTACTTTTCTGGAAGTAGATGCAGAGTAACCAGATGGAACTGTTGAGTTGGCACTAATCTTAACTACCGGAACTGTACCAGAAACAGGTTGACACATGTAAATATAGAAATCTTTACCTGCTCTATTGGCAGCAGTAGTGTAATCAGTACCAGAAATAGTATCCCAGGAACCTGCGGTGTTTAAATCTAAAGTAGTCTGAGTAATAAGTTTAAGCGAAACTGTATCAATCTTAACTTCTACTTCATTGGGACTGTTAATTGTTCTCCTAGTTGTTGCAGAAGTTGCAGCCCCACCTGTCCATGATGTATCATGGTTATAATGAGATTTGATATAAGCTAGTGGATCAGTTCCGCCTGGACTTCTAATATCTATTGTTGACATTGTTACCTCTTAGGTCCTCCGCATGTTTTTAGGGGGGTATTAAATGCTTTCTCTGTGTCCCAATGGTACTCATTAAATCGTCTGGCCAGAGTACATACCAACATGTTTAATTCTCTGGCCCACTGAGACAAATTCTTTGTTACCCCTTTATATTTTATGGGTTTATTGGTCCTTGCATTGTTATTTTGCTCACTCCTTGTTGCCCATCGGCAATTCTCGGGAGTATAATTTCCATTGTTGTCTTTACGATCTAGGGTTAAATCTTCGGGGCACTTACCCATATCTTCGAAGAAGTTTTCAAAAGAATTTAGCCACCTGTCGCATATCTTGATTCCACGTCCACCATAATCTTTGTATTGAGGATTATTCGGGTTCAGACATCTTGATTTCATTTGGGTCCAAGAATTATACGTTTTGGATTTTACCCTACCCTTTAGATGACCATGTTTTGTGCTTCGGGTTGTTACGTTATCTACATTCAAACAACCACACGACTTTGAGTTACCACCTGTTAGACTATCTCCCTGTATCGTCCGCACAGTTCCACAATCACATTCACAATACCAAAAGGATGCTTGTTTTTTATTTCCTGCGTCAGCTATCACGGTCCATCTCCCGAATGTTTTCCCTATCAATTCTAATCTTTTGGTCATCTCAACACTCCTTATTGTGTTTATCCTTAGTTGTTTTAATGGGCAGGTGGCTAAGGTTTCCACTTTTCGGACCATGAATCCTAGCCCATTTCTTGTTTATCTAGTAATATCAGCGCCATGCAAGAACCGAGACAACACATGGTGTAACCTTACACAGGCTCACATCATCTATTGTCCCCGCCCAAACCACATCCGCTGTAAAAGCTAACGCTGCTGTGGATATTGCAGTGAACTCTTCGGTATAAACGGCAGAAGCTGCTGCTATTGCCTTTGTCCGCGCTGTGAGCGTAACCCCGCCTGCCGAAGGGGTCAAAACACCTGCAACTGTTGTGCTT